ATGTTACAATCAATACTGATAACAATACTGTAAATATCCAAAATGATTCTACTGCTGTTGCTGGAGCTAAGAGCACTGTTCTTATCGCGGGCGGTGGTGGTAATGATGTCAACATTATTCAGACTGGTGCTGCTGGCACAAACGGTCACGACGCTGACGTGAATATCTTAGGTGCAACAAACACAGTAGATATCAAGCAAGGCGGCGGCGTTGACTCTAAGGTCATTTCTACAATCACTGGCTCTGGCAATACTCTTACTATCAAGTCCAACCATCAGTAATGCTGATATTGGAAAAGTAACAGAGTTAACAGGACCAGCTGAAATAAAACGCAATACGAACGTGATTCCCAGCGCCAAAGATACTGGTGTTGAGATGCAGGATACTATTACAACCGCGAATGGTCGCGCTGGGATCACGTTCAGAGATGATACACGAGTTCAAATTACTGAGCATTCTAGATTAGTAATCGACAACTTCGTTTACGATAACAGTAAGAAAACTGGCAAGCTCGGAATGAAGATGGCATTGGGGACAATCAAATATGCTTCAGGACAGATCGCGAAGAGCGACCCGCAACAAGTTATGGTGGAAACTCCGACTGCTACTATTGGAGTTCGTGGCACCGACTTTTCTGGGACAGTTGATGAGATTGGCCGTTCTACTATTATTCTTCTACCTTCTTGCCCTACTGGTTGGAAAAACATAGAACGCGATTGTATCACTGGATCTATTTCCGTAACAACGGATATGGGAACTGTTATTCTAACTAAACCATTTGAAACGGTCAACGTTCAAACAAGCATGAATACTCCTAGATCAAGTATCATGAATTTGAGTTTAGATCAAATCAATAATCTTTTGATTGTTACTCCGCCAAAATCTGCAACCGTAGAAGTTCATACAGAAGCTAAAGGCTATAACTATCTCGACGAAGATTTGCTTGGTAAAGATTTGCTAAAGTATACCGAACTAGATAAGAACTATTTGTCTGAATACAACAAACTAGATCGCAACTTTCTCGATAGCGACTTCCTTATCAATCTGTTGGATCTTTCCAGCTCACAGATGTTGACAAACGAGCTTGCGGAGTTCAACGCTTTATTGCCTAAATACAATGCAGCAACGGGGCTCAAATACTTTGTTGAAGACGATTTTGTTACCTTGTATCGTGAATCCTTCAATGCGTATGCTCAGGTTACAGTTCCGATTAGCCAAAGCATGACTATGAAACTAACACAAGATGGTGTCGAGATTACACAGATGGTAAACAGCGCAGGAACTACGACTATCACCATCAAGCAGGGGAACTGATATGAAAGTATTAGCAGCTCTATTGTTACTGACCGTTTCTGCTAACGCACAACAGGTTAACAACGCAACAGTCAATATTATAGGATCAACACAAAATGTTACTATCACTCAGTCTGCTGTTGGTCATTCTGCTAATTTACAATTGGCGGGCGACGGCATCAGCGTCTCGGTCACGCAGTCAGGAAATACTCCACAGTCTTTCAGCCTTAGCGTTTCTTGTTACAGTAGCTGCCCTTCTTCTCCTTATATCGTCAATCAATACTGATCATGGAAACGCTTGGCAAATATCTCACTTCGACGTGGGCGGCTATCGCATCAGCTTTGATGCTTGTCATCCTGTTCATATTGAATCCATCTCCTATTGAAACTTTACAACTGAAAACTTTTGACTACTTCATAACATCTTTGGAGCAAAAGAAGTCCGATGAAGTTGTTCTGGTTGAGTTTGGCGAAAAGTCAGTTCAGGAATACGGTCAATGGCCATTCGACCGTCGAGACATCGCTGCGACTATTGAACGTCTTCGTGCTGCTGGTGCTGCAGCTATCGTCGTTCCTATTCTTTTTAGTGAAAAAGATCGCGCTGGTGGCGATGCCGATTTGGCAAAATCTATTGCGGCTGGTGGTGTCGTTATATCGCAAACACCAACAGCTCAGCGAAGAGCGCCAGATGCTGTTCGCAGAGGCTTCGCTAGTATCGGTGATGACCCTAATTCATGGGTCTATTCTTGGCCTGGGGCTATATCTCCTCTACGATCTTTCGCTGACGTTGCCGAAGGGGTTGGGGTTCTCGCTGCAACACCTGAGCGTGACGGGGTTGTTCGTCGCTTGCCTATGCTGGTTAGGATTGGGGATACACTGTATCCTTCACTTGTATTGGAAACCTTACGAGCAGTGGCTGGAGATCCATCTTATCAAATCAAAACAGGTCAAGCTGGTGTCGAAGCGGTCCGCATCCCGCAGTTCCCCGCAATCTCCACAGACGAGCGTGGGCGTATCTGGACAACGTGGAACAATAGTTTCGAGCGTAGCGACGCAACAGAAATCACAGCAGATAAAGTCGAAGGAAAAATTGTTGTCTTAGGATTAACGATTGAAGGCGTTGGTGGGATTATCGGCACGCCGTTGGGTGAAAAGTGGAGCCATGAAGTTCAAGCTGCTGCATTGCAAACTTTGATAGATGGATCAAGTATAACCCGACTGCCTTTCGCGAAGACTCTTGAATTGCTCGTTCTGTCTGCAATGCTAGGATTATTGCTCTTTCTTGTGCCAAGAACATCTGTTTCATTGACAGTGCCATTATATCTAGCATTTGTTGGATCCTCCGCATATGGTTCTTACTACATGTTCAAAGAACACATGCAGCTGTGGGATGCTAGTTATTTATTGTTGGCAGGCACTTTCAGCTTTGGTCACTTAGTATATAACAACTTCGCGCGCGAAAATAGATTGAAGCTGCAAATCAAAAAGCAGTTTGGAACTTATCTTTCACCAGCTCTTGTTGAAAAGTTACAGAAGAACCCTGAGCTACTACGCCTAGGAGGAGAGACTCGTGAGCTATCAATCATGTTTACTGATGTTCGTGGGTTTACTTCTATTAGTGAGCATTATGGAAGCGACGTTCAGGGACTGACACAAATCATGAATCGCTACATGACAGCGATGACTGCAAGGATTTTAGAAAACAATGGAACACTCGACAAATACATCGGCGATGCGCAGATGGCTTTTTGGAACGCGCCTCTGGATGATCGTGATCACGCTAAGAACGCTGTTCGCACGGGTCTCGCAATGCTCGATGATCTCGATGCTTTTAACGCTTCTATCGCATCTGAAGGAGTTCCTCCTTTTGGTATGGGTCTCGGTATCAATTCTGGTGATGTTGTCGTTGGCAATATGGGTTCCGATCAAAGATTTGATTATACCTGCTTGGGGGATTCTGTCAACTTGGCTTCGAGGTTAGAGGGACAGAGTAAGCCATATCATGTTCGTATCATCATTGGTGAGCGCACAGCAGAACTGCTTAACGGAGCATATCCATTAGCTGAGCTTGACTGTATCGCTGTTAAGGGAAAATCAAAAGGTGTTAAGATCTACACGATTGTCAATGGAACAGGGATAGATCATACGTATCTAAAAACTCATAAAGACTTCATTAAGCAGTATCGCTATCAAAACTGGGATAACGCATTACAGTATATCAAAGTGTTACGAAATGCGTTTAAAGGCGAACTCACTGAATATTATGGAATGATGGAGGAGCGTATCGAAGAGTTAAGAAACGCCAATTTACCCAAAAACTGGGATGGAGTATATCGCGCCACATCAAAATGAATAAATAGGGGAAGTATTCAATGGAGCTTCCTCAATGGCCGCAACTTCGTCTAGACAACAATTTAAGGACTATATTTTACGCCGTTTAGGTGCACCAGTTATTGATATCAACGTCGATGATGAGCAGGTTGAAGATCGTATCGACGACGCTCTGCTCAAGTTTCGTGATTATCATTACGACGGTACGGAGCATGTATATCTTCCTTATCAAGTTACAGCTGAAGATCGCGTCAATAAGTATGTGACGCTCCCAGAAGGGATTATTGGTGTAACTCGTATCTTTGATATCAACGATTCATACAATGCTATGAATCTGTTCAATATCCGTTATCAGCTTCACCTCAACGAACTGTTCAACATCTCCAGCGTATCGGTCACACCATACGTTGTTGCGATGCGTCACATCGAGTTCCTAGAAGAAGTGTTCGTCGGTAAAAAGCCAATCCGTTTCAATCGTCATATGGATAAGCTCCATATCGACATGAAATGGGACGAAGACGTTCAGGTCGGACAGTATATCATCATCGACTGCTATCGCACAGTTGACCCAGACGTATATACCGATGTATGGAATGATCCGTGGCTTAAGCAGTATGCGACTGCTCTCGTTAAGCGTCAGTGGGGTGAAAATCTTAAGAAGTTTGAAGGCATGAATCTTCCAGGTGGATTGACATTCAACGGTCAGAAAATTTGGGAAGAGGCTCGCGAAGAAATCGAGAAGCTAGACAACGAAGTAATTAACAGTTACTCGCTGCCTGTTACTGACATGATCGGATAACGATGGCCACGAACAAATACTTCAACTATTTTACCTACGGTCGTGAACAAGACACAGCCGAAGATTTGATTATTGAATCAATCAAGATCCATGGTCTTGACGTGAAGTATTTGCCGCGCACTATTATTGGACCTGACGCACTACTTGGCGAAGATCCTTTGTCGGAGTTCAACGATGCTATTGACATTGAAATGTATGTCAAGAACACGCAGAACTTCGAAGGCGAAGGTGATTTCCTTTCCAAGTTCAATCTTGAGATTCGCGACTCTATGACTCTTGTCATGGCGCGCAAACGCTGGGAACAAGTATCCAACGAAAAAGTTCTGACAGAAGTCGGATATAACATTCAACTCGAAGAAGCGAACACTGGACGTTGGGCTAACTCTGTTGCTCTTCGTTTAGAAACAGGATCAACAGAACAGTATCAAACAACTTCGCCGCGTCCATTCGAAGGTGATTTCATTTACTTCCCGCTCAATAAGAAACTATACGAAGTCAAGTTCGTAGAGCACGAGCAAGTGTTCTATCAGCACGGCAAGCTCTACACATACGAGCTGCGTTGCGAACTCGTAGATCGTATGGGCGCTATCGACCTTAACACTGGTAATACAGAAATTGATCTTATCGAGGACAATTACAGCCAAGATATCCTTGTGTATCAGTTCCTTTATGAAGACGGAGATACGCTGCAGAACGAAGACGGCGAATACATTCTTCAAGAGTATAGAGTCGAAACACAAACTAAAACAGCCAACAACGAAATTTACTTCAGGAAGTCACTCGATTTCATTGACTTCAGTGAACGTAACCCATTTTCTGAAGTGGATCGCTACTAATGTTCGGATCACAGTTTTACCATCAGTCGCTGCGTAGATATGTTATCATGTTTGGTAACATGTTCAACGATATCGTGGTTCGTCAATATGACGCCAACGGAAACAATGTAAAAGCGATCGCTGTTCCCCTTTCATATGCGCCTAAGGAAAAGTTTCTGGCTAGAACAGTAGCTGATCCTAACTTAGATCGTCCAGTAGCCATTCAGCTTCCTGCGATGAGCTTTGAGATGACAACGCTCAACTATGATGGAAATCGCAGACTGAACTCGCACAATCGTAACGTCAAGGTCGTAACTGACGAGGACAAGTTAGATTTTAACTATGCGCCAGTTCCGTATGACTTACAGTTCAATCTATACGCATACGTTCGCAACGCTGACGATGGCGCACAGATTCTCGAGCAGATCGTTCCATACTTTGGTCCAGAGTGGACAAACAGCGTTCGAATCATTTCGCAAACGAATATCACGCAGGATATTCCTACGATTTTGAACACAGTTTCTATTGAGGATACTTACGAAGGTGACTTCGAAAGTCGTCGTGCGTTGATCTACACGTTCGACTTTACGGTCAAAGCATACTTCTATGGACCAGTTCGTCGTCAGGGTATTATCAAGCGCACACAGATCGACTTTGGTATTGTTACTGCAAACAGCGGAAGCAAAATTACACTTGAAGATGTCGCACAAACTGGACGCAGCTCACGTATCGTTATTCAGCCAGGACTATTTGCTAACGGTAGCCCAACAACAAATAGCGCAGCTTCTATCCCGTACAATCAAATTGATGCAGACGATGACTATGGATTCTGTTCAAACACGTTTTTCTATATGGATGGACTAAAGTATAATCCTGCAACTGGACAAGATCAATGAGTGAAAAAACTAACTTTGAACTGAGCGTCGAGCAAGCCTTAGGGCTTCCAGAGTCGTCTCCTCCTATGGTACAAGCCGTAGCTCCTATTGAGGTTAATGAAAATGCAGACATCGATGACGACTTTGCTACAGCGCGCAGGAACTTGCATCAGATCATTCACAAAGGTAATGATGCCTTGGAAGAAGCATTGCTCGTCGCAAAAACCTCAGAGCATCCAAGAGCCTTTGAAGTCGTCGGAGGTCTTATCAAGACGCTGGTTGACGCTAACAAAGATTTACTTGACATCCAGAAAAAACTGAAAGATCTCAAAAAGAATGACGAGGAGAAAGCTCCTCAGTCTGTTCAAGCACAAAATGCGATTTTTGTTGGTAATGCAGCTGAACTTCAGCAGTTGATTAATGGTAGGAAGTAATGGCTGTAAAAACGTATCTTGGTAATCCTAATCTAAAAGCCGCTGGTGTCATTCATCAATACACAAGAGAAGAAGTTGATGAGTATATCAAGTGCGCTAAAGACGTAGAATACTTTGCCCGCAACTATATCAAGATCGTTAACGTCGACCAAGGTCTGATTCCATTTCGTATGTGGGATTTCCAAGCGAAGATGCTTCATACCTTCGCTGATAATCGCTTTTCCATATGCAAACTCCCTCGTCAGGTTGGTAAGTCAACAACGTCGGTCGCATACATCCTTTGGCTTGTTTTGTTTACAGATCAACAGAACGTAGCCATCCTCGCGAACAAGGGGGCGCTCGCGCGCGACCTGCTCGGGAAACTGCAACTTGCTTATGAATATCTGCCTAAGTTCCTGCAACAAGGCGTTGTTACTTGGAACAAAGGTAACATTGAGCTCGAAAATGGATCAAAGGTCGTAGCGGCTGCCACGTCATCAAGCGCAATCCGTGGTGGTGCATATAACTTGATTTTCCTAGACGAGTTCGCGTTCGTGCAGCGTAATCTTGCTGATCAGTTCTTTGCTTCTACGTATCCTACGATTTCATCTGGTAAGACAACCAAGATTATTATCGTTTCTACGCCTAACGGTATGAATCATTTCTACAAGATGTGGACTGATGCGACTGATGGTAAGAGCGAGTATAAACCAATCGAGATTCACTGGTCAGACGTTCCTGGTCGAGATGAGGAATGGAAAAAGCAAACCATCGCTAACACCAGCGAAGAACAGTTCCGTCAGGAGTTTGAGTGCGAGTTCATTGGATCGTCACATACGCTGATCCATCCAATGAAGCTCAGAGAACTAGTATGGACTCAGCCAGTGAAAGATAAGTTCGGATTAGATATCCATGAGATGCCTGATCCACGCAAACTGTATATTGGCGTATTTGACGTGTCCGAAGGCGTAGGAGGAGACTACTCTGCTATGTCTATCTTTGATGTGACTCAGTTTCCATACAAACAAGTGGCTAAGTTCAGAAGTCGAGAAATCACTCCACTCATGTTTCCAGACGTGATCTATCGTTTCGCAAAGATGTATAACAACGCATGGATACTAGGTGAAACTAATAACATTGGTCAGCAGGTTGTTCAGTCTCTGTTTACAGATCTTGAGTATGAAAATGTAATCGCTACATTCACTAAGAACAAGAATATCAAGGTTGGCGGCGGATTCAGTTCTCGATCAGCTTTTGGTATTCGAACAACGAAATCTGTTAAGAAAATTGGTTGTTCGAACTTAAAAACTATTGTAGAATCAAACAAGCTCGTTATCAATGATTTCGACACTATCGAAGAGCTGACTACCTTCGTTGAGACTAAAGATACATATAGAGCCGAAGAAGGCTGTCATGATGATTTGGCTATGACTTTGGTGCTCTTTGGATGGCTTATCACTCAACCATACTTCAAAGATTTGACAAATAATGATATCCGCAGAAACTTGGCGAACGAAACAATGAGAGAAGTTCATGAAGATATCCTTCCAGCAGGATTCATAGACGACGGTGGAGCCGTTCAATCCATGGAAGATTCAGGAGATCCTTCGTTCGGAGCTGGGTTTGACGATATGAGATTTGGATAAAAGTCCTTTTTTTATAAATAAAACGAGTAGGATTTAAGGCACGAAGAAGCATACTTCGTTACATAAAAGGAGATAAGTCCGATGGGTTTCCAAGTTTCTCCAGGTGTAAATGTAAG